CCAAAACTCCTCATTGATAGCCAACTGATAGTTGATACCATTCTTACTCACACCTGCCGTAGGAAGATCTTTTCTCCACATTTTATTGAGCATAATAAGAAAGAACCCATAATAGGGCTCTCTCAACATCAGCTCTTTACTAATTTTACTTAGACTCTGCTGTTTGTCCATTGTCTTTTAATTTAATTGTTAACTCAAACTGATCCGTTGGATAACCCATGTTGTCCAACATCCTGCCAAGATTCATCATAAAGTACTCTAGAAATAATTCTATAGAATCTTTAGAAGCATTATTCTTAGTCAGTAATGACAAGATATCACTTGTAGTAGGTTTTGAATCCCATCCACCATTGTAATCATGTAGTTTATTTATTATAAAGTCATAAACCTTTGCACAATCCTCTTCCCACTCATCTAACCTAAAGTTACCGTATCTAAAAATAACAAGTACTTCTCCAAGATTTGCTTCTAAATCTAAATCTTCTAAAACTTTGTACACCAGATAGTGATTCTCTTTATCTGATGACTTCATCATACTTACTAAATTTTTAACTTCTTTTTTACTTAAAATCATTAATCTTCAATTTAGTAATTTATCAATAGTGTTTTAATCAAACCTACAGCACTTACTTTATGAAATAAATGAGCAAGTCCTCTTAGATCATTGATGGTAGCGCAATTTATATTTAAATTTACAGTTTCTCCAATATCCGGAGCTGACAATATCTTTATCATATAGTTGTTATCAATACCATAATCCTTAGTCAGAAATAATATTATATTTGGAAAAAAAGCATGGCTATACTTTTGATTTTCTACATCAGAGCATATCCAGTCATTTTCTAACAAACTTTCATGTGTTATTTGTATTACATCTTCCATTAGTCTTCAATTTTTAAAGTTTTAATCATCCATTCTGTAGGTGTATTTATATTATCCACCCATTCTTTTGCACTTGGTATATAACCATTGCAATCTTCTTTGACATGTTGTTCTCCAACATATCTTGTATATACTGTTTTGCCCTCTGAATTTTCAAAACTTGGCCCAAACTTTTTCTCACATTCAAATATTCCCTCACTGTGGTGACGGAACATTCTATGTTTACTGTGTCCAATCCAAGCCTTAGTTTCATCAAACCACTCATGAATTTTTATGTAATCAATTGGAAAACCTCCAAACTTTCTAGCTGAAGATCTTGCATGTTGCCAAGGATGTGCCATTACAAATCATTTTCTATAAAAAGAATCATATTATCTTTAGCTTCATGATAACCTTCTGCTTTATATTCATCACATAATTCTTCTACTTTTGTTATTATTTCTTCTTTTAATTCATCAGTTAATGTCTGTAAATTAAGATCATATAACCATTTTTCAAAATCTTCCATTATTCTTCTGTTTTTTTAAATAAGTTACCATGATGATTATACTCTTCAACATTCATGATTCTGATATTGTTATTTATAATATACTCACCTGAAGGAACTTTGATTAACAACTCCCCATAACCACCTTCATTATTCCACCAATCTTCAATATTATCAAGTATTGTTTCATGAGCAAAATTTTCAATAGTTGCATATGCACTAGAGTTTAGTGTTGCAAGATTCATGTCTTGATCCCATGCACTTACACTATCAATATCAGAAAAGTTTGCATTTTCTATATCTGTATATACTATATTTTCAATAGCTCCACTATCTCCACCACCATCATAATGTACCTTAATACCAGTAACCCCCTGATCCGCCAATTGGATCAAGACTTCCATTAATTGTTCTTCTGTCATAATTATTTAGTTTTGTAAAACCTGCCTAGAATATTGGCATTTAAAAAATCATCTTTCTCAAGTACCTCATATACAAACTGGTACTTTGTCTCTTGATATGTAAGCTCTGCAGCTGTAGAACATATCCTTAATATTTCTCTGTGGATAACAACACCATTCTTATGTGCCTCTTTTAAATCTTTATTACTACTATAATAATTCTTATAGTCTAATTTAGATTCTCTGGTATATTTCTTTAGTCTTCCATCTGTTAATTCTTCAAGAGCCTTCTTACCCATTTTCTTTTTAACAGACTTATAAAAGTTTTTCTTACCAATGTATCTCACACACTTACCATCTATAATAGCAGTCATCATATAAATAAATCCAATAGCTCCTTCTGGAATCATTGAATCTCTAAAAGTTACTTTATTATAAATCCAACTCATAATACTTCTTTTAAAAGTGGCAATAAAACATTTCTGGTCTTCTCTACACCATGCTTTTCTATTGAATCTGATAAATCCTTTTCTAAGTTTAAAACTATGTAATTAAAGCCATACTTAAGTTTATACTTCTCAGCTGCTCTAATCCCGGCCTCATCATTATCAAACAAAACACAAACACCTTTATACTTAGAGCTTATACTGCTCATAATATTTTCTGGTATCATAGTGTTTTCACTATCTGGTGCAATAGACTCAGAATTACTAATCTTCAATTTGTTATAAGCCATTAAATCTTTAAGAGATGATGTTATAATCAAATATGGTTTATCATAAGTTAGTTGTTCAGAACCCTGAATATAATCTCTAACTTTAATAAATTTACTGTCTTTTACCTTTGGCTGATAAATCTTATAGAGTGTACCATCATCTTTAAAATACCCATACATATAATTACCCTTGATAGTTATACTTGACACAACATCATTTTCATCAGTCTTTTGCATAATATAATATTCAAGAGGAACCACATTATATCTAGACAATAATCTAGAACCAATGTGATATTTCATCCAATATTTCTGATCAAGAGTATTCCAGTGCCGCATTTCATAATCAGTAACTTTAAACTTACTGTGTTGCTTATAAGACTTTATAGGATTATGACCATTGTTTAGAACATACTGGTTATAATCTTCTATAATCTTATAACTTGCGGAACCTCTAGTGGGTAAATTAAATAGACTTTGGACAAGAGCAATAGAATCACCACCATTACCTGAAGAAAAATCTTTAAACTTATAGATACTATTTCTGTCAATATAAATACACATAGAAGGTGTCTTCTCCCGTGGATTAAATATTGATTTCATTTTAATATCTTGTCCTGTAAGCTTTTCTGTTAGGTTAAGATAATGTTCAAATGCCCATTCTCTTGGGACATCAGCTAAATCATATATTAAATTCTTTGTAGAAATCATAGCAACCCAAGTTAAGTAAATAAAGGGGCCATTACAACCCCTTTATTTAGGAGTTGTTAATCTAAACTAAAATCTGAAGATGTTTTACCTGGTGTTGGAAAGTCATCATCATCATCACCAAAATTATCTACTGGCTTTACCTCAAGTTTTTTAAGATGTTTAGCTTCATCATACTTAAGAATTCTTTCAGAACCTTCATTGCCATAAGCATACTTGTTGTTTTCTGCTTTTGGCAACCACATGTCATATGCAGTATAGCCAGACTTGTTTTCATATTCCTTACCGGCAACACAAAAATCTAGATACTTATCTTTAAGTGGTGCATTGTTACTAAAGTTCTTTACAAAATCTTCAATTGTATTAAACTTGTTATCCTGCTCCTCAAACCAGCTCATTATTCCAGTTGCCTTAGACAAGTTAGCCAAGAACATCATCAAAGATCTATCTCTTTGAATTTTAATTCCAGACTTTGTTTGTCCATCAGCAAATGCATATTGACTAGCTTTTACCCGACCAATTTGACCTTTGTATTTTCCTTTGCTTTCATCATCCTTGTCAATCAGAAAACCTTCAAATCCGTCAATTGGTTCTGTCTCAACATTTAGTATTAAGTGTTTTGCACCATCAATAAATTGAAAGTCTTCTAACACAATACTGTTGATTCTTAATGTGTGGTTTCCTGGGGCAATAGTTTTTGCCATTCCACCACTACCATTCTCATTTACTAGATCTTTTGTACTTAAACCCATTTTGTTTGTTTTTTATTATTTATACACTTTATTCCAGTAAGTCTTTAACTTACCATCTTTCATCTCAGAAATTATTATTTCTTCATTCTGCAAGTGCTCTGGTCTTGCACCACAAGTCACTTCTTCATTAGTTTTAAAGCTAAGAATGGTTTCATTACCCTTTCTATACATATAACCAATTGCATCTGCGTTAGCACAGATTAGAGATTTTATCTTGCCCGTCAAATCTATGTTTGCAGACATAACCATCTCTCCTTTATCATCTACCTGCTTGTCCTTAATGTGACCAGATAAAATAATATGGGGAGCTAAGGTATCAATAAAATCTAAAACTTGAAAGAATGCTTGCCTAACATATAAGTAACCCGCACCATTAGGTAATGTAAGAATACTGTCTCCAGAATAATTCTTACCCATTGGCGTTTGTTTATATAAGTTAATTGCAAGTGGCATAACCATATCTTCCAAAGCTGTCACAGTATCAATAGTAATATATTGATATGGATAACCAGCTTCTTTGATTGCTTTGCCAACTTCTTTTAGCTCTTGAAGATTATTAGCTTTGACTTTCATGGCTTCAACATAGTCTGCACCATTCTCTAAATCAATAATTAAATTATCATCAAGACCTGCAAATGCAGTTGTCTTACCTGTTTTAGGCTTTGAATACACAATTAATCTTTTAGGATTAACCCTGTCAGCTTTTACTTTTTTAGTTGGAAGTACTATACCCATTTTACTTAAATTTTTGTGCTAGTTTTTGAAAACCTTCTGCAATTTGCAAAAGAATACTAGATATATCTTCATCAGTTTCTTGAGTCTTAAGTTTAGGAACAAACTCTTCCTCAAAATCTGGAAATACACTTAGCTTCTTTTGTTCTTTTGGTTCTTCAGTTCTCTGTGTCTCATAGCTATTGTAAGGAATTTCTTCAGACCCTTTGTTTACACATACAAGCTCAGAAGTTGGAATAACATATACAGAATATTCATCTCCTCTAGAATTTGTAGAAGTTTTAACTTCATACTCTTCCTTAAAATATGGATTGTATCTATATTTGAATAGTGGTCTCTCCCAAAACATAGGAATCATGTTTGTTTCATGACCTCTTGCATCTCTCTCAATGTCCACTAATTCTACATAGATATCAGTACCCTTATTTAATTCATTCTCAAAAAACTGAATCTGTCTTCCAAACTTACCTTTACTATAGAATGCAGTCTTAGCTGCAAACTGATAACCACCGGTTAGTTTTTCTAAAAACTTTGAGTGATGTTCCATCAACTCTCTTTCTTTTTCTTTTCTGTTATACATAATTTTTAATTTTAATGTGATGTAGGTGGTGGATCAACTTCCATAATTCTCATAACATTTCTATCTAACTTGAAGAAGTTCATACCCATAAATCCATTTCTAGACTTTAGTATGTGAAATACTAGTAAATCTGGGTCATTGATAATATACCTCTCAGGTCCATAGAATTTAAGCCTTCTATTAGCAGGACGGTTAATACCAAGCACTACATCAGCATGTTGTAATAAAGCATCAGAACCATATAAATCAGAATCTAGAATATAATTTCCATATGTACCATCTTTAGCTCTCTCTACAGTTTCTACATTTCTGTTTAACTGACTAAGAACCAAGAATGCCACAGGAAACCTCTTCTTTATTTCTGTAAGAGCTTCACCTAAACCATAGAGCATCTCAAACTTATCCTTCTGCCCTTTACCAACCTTAAATAAAGCTGAGTGATCTATAGTAACTAAAGTATTTGTAAAACCATCTTCACTTTTATGCTTCTCCATATAAGCATGAATAGTAGCACACATCTCATCCACTGTACATGGATCATACACCACATCTACTATGTCATAACTTGAAGTACTTTCATAAAATTCCACACACTTTTGAAAAATACCTTTGTCAACAGGTTTATCCTTACTCATCAGAGTATTGTAATCAGAACCAACATTCATAGACAATTTTCTAATACCATTTGTCTCATCTAGCATCTCAAACTGAAACTTTAGTATTCTGAACTTTTGGTCAGGATTAATCTTTATGACATCATTAACCAATTGTTCCATAAATAAAGTCTTACCAGTTCCTGGCCGAGCACCAACAACTGTAATAGTTCTCCATTCTAGACCATCACAAAAAATATTATTAAAATTCACCCAAGCTGTCTTCAATGATTTTAATTCACCATTGTGTCTAGCTTTCATTTTGTAGAGAGCTTTTTTAACAGCATCTCTTTCACTCACAGCCTTTAAAGGGCTCGCATTATTATACATATTACATTGATTACATTAGAAAATCCTCATCAATGGTGGGTTTAATTTGATCATATATCCAATGAGAAAAGGTTATTAAACCTTCTATAAGAATATACTTCCACACACTGAGTTCTACGATAAAGTTATTAATTAATAAATATAGACAAACACTGCCTATAAATCCAAGAAACAACTTCTTTAAGTTTACTACTATCAAAACAATCTTTCTTTAATAAATATTATTTCATCATCTGGTTTGTTTATAATCATTTCACAATAATCAGCTAAATCTGAGTCCCAAGTTTTATCACTGTTTTGCTTTCTAATAAAATATTGAGATGTTCTCATATATTGATAACTAATCTCTCTGTATTCCAAAACATACTTTTTTGCTGCTAGTAAAACTGTTTCCCAATCATAATCATAAGTTTCAAAGAACCATCTAAATGCATTTTCTAAGTTTTTAGGATTAGATCTTGCATACTTACCACTGGCAAGTTTAATACTTGGAAATGTTTCTGAATACTTCTTTACAGAGTCTTCAAAATTATCTCCCAATAAAAGTTTAGATGTTTTCTTTTTTGACTTCTTAAAATATCCATCAATTTCAGTAGTAAAGATAATACTTTTATCTGTTAATGTCAAGTCATCTTTGAGCCAACCATCATTAATTAATCTTTTAGTTTCTAATTCTTTATTGATAAAAGAATACGGAACTATTTTGTTTTTAATGCATTGTAATACATAATAACTATTAGGTGTTATTCCCTCTTTGACAAATTTTGAAAATATATCTTCCATACTACCATATTATTTTTTGACCATTATTTTCTTCTACAAGTTTAGATATTTTATTAAATATATCATTACTATCCCATTTAGAGCCATTATAAGCAGCAGAAGCAGGATGTTTAACACTAAACTTATAGTTATTGTCGTTAGTAAGCTCAGACCATTCTTCAGCTTTTTTACCCATGTACACATAAATTAATTCTTTATTGTGATTATTTAACCAATCTAACATATAAGCAGTAAAAGGTTTCCATATATCATAATGACTACCAATCTTACCTACTTCAACTGTAAGAGCTGTATTAAGCATAAGTATACCTTGTTTAGACCATCTGGTTAAATCTGGATCTTGATATGAAGGAAATTCTTGATACACTGTTCTTTCAATTTCTTCAAAAATATATCTTAAACTAGGCTGTACCTTATTTGTATTACCACAACTAAATGAT